AATAATATGCCAATACCAGTAGACACATCCGTGAAGCCACAGCTGTTCGACTACTGCAAAACCAATCAACCACTACTGACTCTATTCGGTTATTGGATAGACCTACTGGAGGACAATGGCGGGGAGTATGGTTTGGTATCAGCATACGACCTAGGCACTCTAGCTCGTGTGGTTAGAACTGGAGCGATTGAGAAGGCAAGAGCAGTAATGGACTGGGTATTCAAGGCAGATCACTATCGAGCCAAATACCTACGTGACAATGGTATGGTTAATCCGGCAGTAATCGTGTCTAGTAAGAAGCTGGATGCCAACTATGCTCTTACACAGGTCAAGACACTGCCAGCACTACCAAAGAGCGTCAGACGACGTTCTACGATTCCTACATTCGATGAGAATGGCAACCTAGTTGGAGGTGAGTAATGGCTACACAGAGAGGAATAGACATGGCGATGGATATGTTCATGGCCACATTCAATAAAAAACCAGAGTGGAAGGACAGCATTGCACCAGTATGGACTCACTCTCTAGACAAGGTGAAAGACAAGGTCCTTTGGGATTCAATGATGAGGGTATGTACTAAGAAGTGGGTGTACCCACCAACACTCGGTCATGTCATCGAGGAAGTCCAAGCAGTCATCAAGGAAATGGGTGGCAGTGGGCTGGTGCTCAATGACTACAGGTTCTGTGAGAACTGCATTGAGAGAGAAGGCATCATCGAAGTAGCCTATCAATACCTGGTTCGAGAAACGGGTAAACTCAAGGCATACAAAGGCATAGCCCGATGCACCTGTACTGGAGCGAAGTCAAAGTATCCTGTGATGCAATGTGTAGAAGAACTGTCTAACAGCAAACATCTGGATGGTAGCATGACTATTGTGGCATGGCATCAGAGCAATGGCTCACAACCGTTTCTAACCATGAAGCAACGTGAACCACACAACCACACCAAGATGCTTCAGCACATGGCAGAGAAGAAAGCAGAGGGTATTCCAAACCCATATGAGAAGTACGTTGAACTCATTACACAGGGAATCCATGTATCACCGGATGCTAAACGTGTAATGAGATTTCCAACAAAACCTGTACAACCAGTTGCACAACCTACGACAACACACTACAATAATAACACTGACCCAGATGATTGCATCTGGTAAACCTACCAACCACAACGGAGTAAACCATGTCTTTCTTAGAAGACTTTCAATACATCATTACCAACACCAGCAACAACTCTACCAGAGCAACGTTAGAGAAAACGTTTGCAATGCTTGTGGCTCAGAACGAGACACGGAACATAGACAAACTGTTAGAGCACTGGCACAGTATCAACCTTAAACCATTTGGAACCGTAGCCAGCTTCGCGAAGCTCCGTGTTAAGATTGAGGAGATCAACCAAATCTTGAGCGACTATGGATGGGTATACTGCCCCGACACCACACCACCAAACTTCACAGGTGAACGTGGATGGATGCACCCATACTATGCACGACAGTCAGTTGAACATCATCACCTACTCTACGTCGAATCTGACCTAGAGAACAACGTATACTTCCATGTCTCCATCTACCATCCAGAACTGAAGTTCTATGAGCACGTCAACCTAGATGCAATCATGCTGTGGATTGATAAGAACTGGGGATGCGACCATGAAGATCAGTGAAACCATTGAGCACATCACAGAGCATTGGAAACTCAAGGGCTTCTTCGATGATGACCGAGTAGACAATGTTCAGAAAGAACTCAAGACCAACATGCTATCGGATGGTAGCATGGTTGGGCATACACCACGATGGACCTGTGTGATTGATGACAATGGATACACATGTACATGTCCCGATCACCAGTACCGTGGGTCCATGTGTAAGCATCTGGGTGCGTTGGCATCCAAGATTAAGACTGACTGGGACAACGAGTTTGGGGGCGATGATGCTAAAGATGGGTAGTTTGTTCTCAGGCATCGGTGGGCTAGAGTTGGGGCTAGAACGCGCCTTCAAAGGTCAGCTCCAAACAGCCTGGCAAGTAGAGAAAGAGCCATTCTGTCGTTCTGTTTTGGAGCGACATTGGTCTAACGCAAAACGATACAACAACGTGCTCGATGTAGGCGCACACAACTTGGAACCAGTAGATGTAATTTGTGCTGGCTTTCCATGCCAGTCAATCTCTATTGCTGGCAAGCAACAGGGGTTATCTGATGAAGAAAAATCTGGTCTTTGGTGGCAAGTCCACAGAATACTTAGCGAGTTTCAGTCCAATGGACACGAAGTGCCAATCTTGGTCTTGGAAAACGTCCCAAACATCATTCGAGTGGGCGGACCCGACGTTGTTGGAAGTCTTGCCCAAATCGGGTATGACTGCGAATGGACGATTATATCTGCTAAACAATGTGGAGCACCCCACCTTAGACGTAGGTGGTTCTGCGTTGCCTACCCCATTAGCAGCACAAACACACAAGTGTCTGCGACCAAGAGCACCAGCAGAACACCCAGTGACAGGTACACGAGGACCGGACTTGACTGTAGTGATATACGAGCAACTTCAGAAGCAAGGTCTACTGCCAACACCAACAGTCAACGAATCCAAAAACAACCCATCTGGAGCCAGTCAGTGGGACAGGAACGGCAGTCTGAATGTGGAAGCAGCCAAGATGAACGGACTCAACAAAACTACTGGCAAGGATTTCCGACTCAATCCCCAGTTCGTGGAAGAAATGATGGGATTCCCAATCGGGTGGACCGACTTAAATCACTCGGAAACGCAGTCGTCCCACAGTGCGCTGAATGGGTTGGACAACAAATAATCAAATCAAACATACTAGGAGAACGTTATGTTCGCAACTGAATTGAAAGCAACCCTATCTACTGTCAATAAATCTGAGTTGGCACGAAGTGTTGGATGCCACAGAGATACAATCTGTCGTTGGCAACAAGGTAAGCAATTACCTACAATCGTACAGCTGTTGCCATTCTGCAAGTATCTCTACCCCGACAACTGGGAACAGGCATACGTTATGTGGTCAGAGCTTGTGTATGCTCAGCATCAAGACAGACTCGACAATAAATAAAAACATGTTATAATAACCTACCTGTACTTCGTATACATGGTAGGTTTGGGTAGGGGTGGTTCCCTACCCTTTTCTATTAGTGGAGGTGCTGGTGTTAGGATTCAGCAAGTGGCTTAATAAAGTAATGAATCGAAATGCACTGCACAAGGAGATCCTGGCAGAGCGCAGTGGTCTAAGTGTCGGCAGTATTGAAGCGTATCTACGTGCTGACCACGAACCACGCATGAGCAATCTGATAGCCATAGTCGCTGTCATTTCTATCATTGAAGACAGAAGCCCAACTCAAATAATGTTTGAAGCGGTTGTTACTCTGCCCGAAATGATTATGATTGAGGAACGCTGGCACAAAAAAAGAAAAAGACCCTAGTGCCGGCCAGCTCTAGGGTCAGATTGGTGTTCTCTATTCTTCAGTTTCAGTATCAACCAGTTCTTTCAATACCTTGTACAACAAGTTGATTAAGTCTGCTGCAAGCTCCTGTCGTTCATCTTTAGTCAATCCACCACGTGAGTGCTGAATCAACTTCTTAACAAACAGGACCAGTTCTGGAGTGAGTTTTAATAGTTCATTGTTCATAGTATTCTCCGTTTCAATATAAGTATATCCCAAGCACAACTTCAACGCATGCTTTTCTTGCCCCGGCATCGCCATTTCTTTCGTGACAGATTGTTTGGAGTGTTCGGGTCGTTTCGTTTTTTGGCTGACACTCGCTTCTTAATGCCGGCTGACCTGGCACAGTACGAATCACCTTTTGGTGTTCCAGCCTGTATACGATCCGTTCCACTCTTTGACTTGCCCGCTTGCCCATAGGACACCTTCTTTGTGCGACCAGTCTTTTTATTCTTAACCACTTTAACAAAACGTTTGCCTTTAGATGGGGTGCGCTTAGTTGGCATTGTTATCTACTCTCAATAAGGATCCTTTCAATTCACTAATCATTGTACTCAATACTCCCATACTTTGCTCAAGCAATGACATTCTTTTGTCCAGGTCTGTCATTTCTTGCACAATGGTTTCTCGAATGTCTGCTTCTCGTATCTGCATATCATCAATGACTTTATCGTACCGTGCTCTCAATGCAGTTTCTTTTTCTTCTGCTTTGCGCTCACGTTCATCCGCTCGCGTCTGCAAGTCTTGATTCTGTTTATACAGAAATATACCAAAAGCAACATTCGCTCCACCACTCATGAGTAGTTGCATTAATTCTGTTTCCATTGCTACCCCCTAGAAAAAAGGGGATGCCCATGACAGACATCCCCCAATCAACAACTTACAACGAGAAGTACATGATGGTAATTTGATCGCCACTACTCGGAGCTGTTCCGAATGTTACGCGACAATTTCCACCACTTCCACCTGTAGCAGACAATGTGTACTGGTCCTGTCCAGACGGAGAAGAACCAACTAAACCCATTGCCAAACCATTTCTGAATACAATAGAACCACCCAACATGTTTCCATCAGCAGCAGCAGATGTATCAAATGTGGTAAGGACTCCATTTCCAGCAGACAATGTTTCGTAAGAAGCAACGAAGTTCAACTTGGCAGATGCCAAAGTAGAATCAGCTACCTTCTGTCCAGAAACTGAACCATCTTCAAGTTGTGATCCACCAACAGCAGCATCGGCAATCTTAGCTTGAGTGATAGCATCATCAGCTACCATTGCAGTAGCAATACCACCAGCCTTAACGCGGAGAGCGTTAGAGTTGATCTCAATAGATGAACCATCAACAACGACTTTCAAGTCGTTGTTAGTTCCATCCAATACAACAGCACCAGCAGCATTAACAACATTAGAGTTCAAGTGCTCACGTTGTACTGCAGCATCAGCAATCTTACTGGCATCAATAGCATCGGCTGCTATCTTTGCTGTAGTTACAGCACCATCATTGATCTTTGATGTTACAACAGCATTTGCTGCAAGTTTGGCATCAGTTACTGCTAAGCCAGCAAGGCTGGCTGTCAATACTGAACCATCAGCAAGTTTTGCTGAAGTAATAGCATCGTCTTGAATCATCAAGGTTGCGATACCATTGGTGTCTACTTTTAATCCATTTGCTGAAGTAGCAAGTGAACCACCATCCAGATTGATAGACAGGTTACTTACAGCACTAGTACCGGTGTAACTGCTCATTACGATACCACCAGTAGAACCAGCAGTCAAAGCAGCCAATGTGCCACCAAGTTGAACTCCACTGATTGAACTGTTCGTCAACTTACCATTGGAGATTGTACCATCTGCTATCTTAGCATTGGTAATACCAGCATCCTTCAATCGAAGTGCATCTGATGATACTTCAATTGTAGAATCATCGACCTCAACATTTAGCGTGTCACCAGTCTTGCTCAGAGCTAAACCAGCTGTAATGTTAGAAGCACCTGTGTACTGGCTAAAGCTCAAGTTATTAGTACCAACAACGTCAGAACCTTTGTTTGATGTACAAACAAAACCCATGTCGCCATTCAGAGTACCTTGCTCAATAAACATTGAAGCACCGGCAGCAGAACTACCAACAGCCATATCCGATGAACGAGTCCAAGTAGAAGCATTGGCAATATAAATACCGTTTTGTGAAGCAGTTGTTTGGTCTTTAACCAATACTCTATCTCCAGCACTAACCGATACACCATCAATAGTTTGAGTTCCACTCAATGTGATGTTTCCAGTTGTCGTTACTTTACAACTGTCCTTTGGGTCAAGTCCAGCAGCAACTGAATCTACGTATCCACGAGTTGCAAGTGCTTGTGTGTTAGCATCTGAACCAGTGTATCGCATTTGTCCAGAGAAGGAGTAGTTCGATGAACCATCCAGTTTGGTTGAATCTACTGCATTGTTTTTAATCTGCTCTTTGCCAATTTGTACTGCCATGATAGGCTCCTAAATAATATAAATGACGACTAAGTTGTCGTTATCTTCGGGTGTGAATGAAGTTGTAAAAGTTCGAGATGACGTTTCTACAATGTCCGTAAACAACTGTAGTAGTCCATTCCAATATACCTGTAATGTTCCAGTTTGGTACGCCTTACTTACTGTGAAACTTTGGGTAGAACCATCAGTCTGTGTGGATATATCCTCATACTCAAGATTGACAGTTCCACCCCCACCTGTTTCAAATGGGGATGCGACTGGCATTATTCACTCCACGTAATCGTGGTCTTGTCCACTACGCAACCTGCTGGAGACATCTTGAAGAACAAGTACACGTCACTGCCTACTTCAATATGTACTGGAAGCTTAAACTCAAATACAGCAGCACCTTTGGTAGCAGTTGTTATACCCAATGCCAAAGTTCCTTCTGTATCTGGAAACCAAATGTCATCACCAGCAGCATCAAATGTACCCTTGCATGATAACGCAGTTCCACTACCAGTAAGACTGTTGATTCGTACATATATACCTTCTATCTTGTTGACATACTTTGCACTTGATAGTGGGTCTGTCGCCAATAGAGTGTGCTTGTGTACACGTCCAACAGCAAACGTAGTTGTAATACCTGTTACTGTTGTAGTGTTGGTGCTGGAATGATTAAAATTACCTGTCTTTGCCATCTTCTTCTCCTTCATCTAATGGGGGTTCTTGTCTATTGACACCACTAAGTATATCACCTTTACTTAGACTTGCATCTATGTTTTCTTGCTTGCGTAAATCCGAACGTATACGTTGTAGATTCATAATCTGTTGGTCTACAATGCGTTTCTGTCGCATCGGAGTCAATAAACCAATTGATGCAGCAGCCCTTTCTCTTGGTGTCAACACTTCATAGGTAGTTCCTTCTGGAAACAAAAGTCTTGCATAATCATTAAAAAATGTAGTCATACCAAGTAGAGCAACAACATCACGAACCTTAGCAAAATCTTTCTGTTGGTGTTCATTGAGTGGGTAGATGTACCCATTGACATTTCCAATAGCTGTATGACCAACAAACTTTGGATCAACTCTAGAACCTAACTGCAATGATAGTGCA